CTACGTTGACGGACGCGCCGGCTTCGCAATCCGCACAGACATGCAAAGTTACCACCGGATTGCGCACGTTAAAACCGTAGCGTGGTGGAAAAAGACGGGAATTTTAAAGTGAGGCGAGCCGCTCGCGTAGATTCCAACCATGCCGAGATCGTTGCATGTTTCCGCAAATTAGGATGGTCTGTGCTGGACATATCGCAGCTTAAAAACTGCGCGGATATTATTGCGGCGCGCGACGGAATAACATTCGTGATAGAGATTAAGGACGGAACGAAGCCGCCCAGCGCACGAAAGTTAACTGCGGGTGAGCAATCATTCAAAGACAGATGGCGAGGTCGCTATGCGCTTATACAGAGCATCGGCGACGTGCTTATGCTTAACTCGCAGAATTTTGAATCTGTAAACTAACCAAGGAGCTAAGAAAATGAATTCAGAAATTCGTGCATGGATTTGCTTAACAATGGCTAACGGGTGGGCAATACTTGGGCAAATTAACTTGCCATTTTTGACATTTTGCGCTGCGACTATCTTTTTTACGTTACAAGTTTGGAGGGGTAAATAATGAAAACTCAAGCGGATTTATACGAAGCGGCTTGATAAAAACTAGCAATTCAGGCACAATTAACACCGCTGGATTCTGCTTAATTGCGTAATCTAGCACCAACAAGCAGCGGCCTACGATAGCGAACATCGCCAAGCGCCTTGCGTAGCACTGTCTATTAGACATTAGTGGGTTGCTACTTGTTGGTATAACTGCTGGGGATTCTTGGCTGTTCGTTATATAAGCGCGTGGACGCACGACCCATTTGACAGCCGGAAAGACGGCAACGATTTATTCCCGTGTGGCTCAGTCTGGTAGAGCTTAAGCCGGATTAATTCCGGTGTATGTCGCAGGTTCAAATCCTGCCACGGGAACCAAATTTAACTAAACGGAGAAGCCGTGCTTTCATTAATGCTTGCAATAGCCGCATCGGCACACAATAACCAATACGATAAGGCAGGGAAGCCGTATTTTTTACATTGCATTGCTGTAATGCAGTTGCTTAATACAGTTGATGAAGAACTACAGTGTATCGCGCTTGGCCATGATTTGTTTGAAGACACAACATGGTCTATTTCCCAGCTTAGAAAAGAAGGATTCAGTGACCGGGTGATTAGTGGAATCTCGGATATGACCAAACAGCGTGGCCAGTGTTATGAAGAGTACAAGGAGCAGGTTAAATCAAACCCCGATGCAGTATTGGTTAAAATGGCAGACTTGACGCACAACAGCGATATTCGCCGGATGAAAGAGGTAACACAAAAAGACTTCGATCGGACAATCCGGTATCGCCAGTTTTATGATGAGCTTAAATCCATCACTCCGGTTTAACCGAATTCTCTCCTCCCTGAGAATGGCGCAACTCCCCCGCGCCTTTATCCCCCGCGCCAGAAATGACGTGGGGGATTTTTTATGTTATAACTGCACAGCGTATGGGCGCATCCCATTCTGATAGAGAAACCTCAATCATGGCCGCAAGATTAAGAAAAACGCATCAAGACGATGTAAGATCGAAAATACAAGTATCAAACCTAATTACAAGGCTACATAAATATGCTAACGGCGAACTGTCCGACGAAGACATTAGCCCGACAAGGCTAAACGCAATCAAACTGTTATTAAGCAAGGCTTTACCGGATTTGCAAAGTATTGAACATAGCGGAAAGATTGAAAACGAACTAAGCGGAAGCGTTGAAATTGCATCCCGTCCAAAATTAACCAAGGCAGAATGGCTCGAACTTCATGGTCTGGGAACCGCAAAAAGGCGCACAGAGTAGCGCTTTATTAGCTGATTGGGTAGACGAGCTATTCTACGGCGGGGAGCGCGGCGGCGGGAAATCTGACTTTCAGATCGGCTATCAAGAGGACGGAGCATTATCGTATGAGGGAAAATCTCGCGGTATCATGTTTCGCAAAACCTACGCGGAATTAGAAGAGCTTCAAGCTAGAGCATGTGAAGTATTCCCGCAATCTGGGGCAATATACAAAACCCAGCCATCAGCTGATTATCCTTTGTCAAATTGCTGGTATTGGCCTAACGGCGCTAGCGTCAAGATGAGATATATCGAGAATGAGCGCGATTATGGGCGTTACCACGGGCATCAATATACTCACATGAGCTTTGATGAGGTTACGGAATACCCTACACCCGCTGGACTTCTTAAAATGCTCTCCACGCTTAGAAGTGCGCACGGCGTTCCTTGCACGGTAAGGGCAACAGGTAATCCGGGCGGAGTTGGACACGCTTGGGTTAAAGCGAGATATATTGATGTTGCGCAACCGATGACTCCATATGTTGATCCAGACAGCGGATTTACTCGGCTTTTTGTTCCATCAAAGACCGCAGACAACTCAATATTATTGAATGCAGACCCAAGCTATACGGCGCGTATTAAAGCAGCCACGGGCGGTAATGAGGCTTTGCGCAAGGCATGGCTGGAAGGAGATTGGAATATTGTCGCAGGCGCATTCTTCGATTGCTGGTCAACTTCTAGGCATGTAATACAGCCATTTCAAATCCCTGACCACTGGATGCGATTTAGGTCTGGAGACTGGGGAAGCGCAAAGCCGTTTTCTTTCGGGTGGTGGGCTGTTGTATCAGATGATTATAAAACTCAGGAAGGATTAACTCTTCCTAGGGGATGCTTGGTAAGATACCGAGAATGGTACGGGATAAAGACAAATGTTAGTGGTCACTTAGAATACAATACTGGGCTAAAATTAACAGCCGATGCTGTAGGCCGTGAGTTGTGGTCTCAAGAAAAGAACGACCAAAAATTAAGCTATGGAGTAATTGACCCTGCGGCATTCACGCAGGACGGCGGAGAAAGCATAGCCGAGAGAATTTTTACGGGAAGCGGTAAAAACATCCTTTTCAGACGCGCAGATAATGCTCGCGTTTCTCAGCGTGGGGCTATGGGGGGATGGGATCAAATGCGGTCTAGATTGATTGGCGAGGATGTTGATAGGCCGATGATAGTTTGCTTCAAGACGTGCCAAAACTCTATAAGAACAATCCCATTACTTCAACACGACAAGGATAAAATCGAGGACTTGAACACAGAGCAAGAAGACCACGCCGCTGACGATTGGCGTTATGCTTGCATGTCTCGTCCTTATGTGAAAGAATCTCCTACGATAATAGACCCGCGTTACGAGCAACACAAAACAATAGCCGAGCTGATACAATCTCATCGGCGAAAAAGGTTATCTGACGATTAATTACTGCTGATAAGCAGCAAGGAGTAAAACATGGCAATCGGCGACGCACCAAATGATGTTTACCATAACGGATTTTTCTACAATCGAAACGGTGTACAGATTTCAGGAGTTGATAGCATTGTTTCTGCAACTACTCCTAAAGTAATGGTGAACGGCGATGCTATATTTAATACTTCAGGTGGTGACATCCTTATCTATGCACTGGCCTCTGAATTCTACACCCTCAACGGTGCAACAGCCTCAACACTTCAATATTCTGTAACAAACAACAACACAGCAACAAGTCAAACCATAAGCGTAGCGTCCGCATCGCTGGCAAATGCTGCCGTTGGAGTAAGTGTATTGGCGCAGCTCGGAGCGCTAACTAATGCGCCAGTAGTAACTAATGCTTCCGGAGTTGGGGCATTCCCGTGGGGCTGTATTCGAGTTCCATCAGGCTCGAGCATTAAGACAGTAATTGGGGTTGGAAGCACAACTGGAACGGCTAGGCATTATTTACGATACATCCCGCTTGAGGATGGCGCTGTAGTTACTCCGGCATTCTGATTATGAATGAATTTTCCCCTAATCCCGTAGAAACCACAGAAGACTTCGGCAAAGGCGATCAGGCTATCCAACGTAGATGGCTGCTTGAGCTGAAACTCGCCGATAAGCGTGAGTCTGATTGGCGCAAGCAGTCAAAGCTAATCATTGACCGCTATCGCGGAAAGAATCGCAAGAAGAATAGCTTCAATATTCTCTGGTCAAATACAGAGACATTGATGCCTGCTATCTATTCAAGCCTACCTAAGCCTGACGTTAGGCGCAGATTTAAAGATGCAGACCCAGTAGGGAAGGCGGTATCAGACGTACTTTCCCGCGCTCTAGAATTCCAGATTGATATTGAGCAATTCGATACCTCTTTGAAGCACGACCTGCTTGACATGCTTCTTACTGGCCGCGGTGTGTCTCGTATTAGATATGTTCCATCATTAAAACAGCTTGGCGTATCTGTTGAAAATGAAGACACGGAAGAAACAGAAGAATCAAACGAATCTCGATCTGATGAGTTAATGGAATCCGAGCAGGCCGAAGAGGTCGCTTGGGAACAATGCGTTGTTGAGCATGTCCAGTGGGATGACTTCCGTTTTGGGGCGGGTAAAACATGGGAAGAGGTGCAATGGGTTGCTTTCCACCACCGTATGACTCGTGATGACCTGATTGAAAAGTTCGGTGAAATTGGTGAGCGCATGAAGCTTGACGACGCCAATGATGAAGATGTAAACCGTGAGGACGAATCTACCTCCGACGCTTTTAAAACTGCATCCGTTTGGGAAATTTGGGACAAGGATGAAAAAAAGGTTTTATTCATATCTCGCAATGCAGCGAAGCCTTTAGACATAATTGATGATCCGTTAGAGCTTGAGAGCTTTTTCCCGCTGCCTCGCCCGATATACGCTATTGCTGACTCTTCAACTCTTATCCCTACAGCTTTATTCAGCCAATATCAAGAACAGGCAGAAGAGCTAGACCGCATATCGTCTCGTATTAATAAATTGCTAGACGCTTGCAAGGTTCGCGGTATTTACGACTCCACGATGACAGAGGTTGCGGAATTGCTGAAGGGCAATGATAACGACTTAATCCCTGCACAAAATGCCGCATCATGGCTTGAGCGCGGAGGCATCGAGAAGGCGATATGGATGATGCCAATCGCTGACGCGGCGCAGGTAATAACACTTCTTACCCAGCAGCGCGAGCAATGCAAGAATGTCATTTACGAGATCAACGGACTGGGGGATATTCTTAGGGGCGCAACCAATGCAAGCGAGACACTAGGAGCGCAGCAGATTAAAGCGCAGTGGGGAACGATGCGTATTTCCACATTGCAACGAGAATTCCAGCGTTATATCCGCGATATGATGCGCATAATGGCGGAAGTAATTGGGGAAAAATTCCAGCTTGAGACGCTGGAAAAGATGACTATGCTGCCATTCCCAAAAGACGCAGACGTTCAAAAGGAAACGGCTCAATTTCAAGCTCAAATGCAGCAATATCAGCAACAGGCCGAGCAAGCTCAAGCAATGGCGCAACAATCTGGGCAGACCCCGCAATTGCCTCCCCCGCCACAGCCGCCGCAACCGCCTTTATTTACTTGGGAATCAATCCAGAAAATACTAAAGGACGATTGCCAACGCACCTATAAAGTTGATATCGAAACAGATTCGACAACAGCGGCGACAATTCAGGAAGACATGAAGGGGTTGACTGAGTTAATCGGAGGGATTACTCAGTTTATGAGCGGCATTGCTCCTATTGTCCAATCCGGTGCATTGCCTATTGAAGCGGCGAAAGAGATTGTAATGGTTGCGGTTCGCCGTTCTAAGATGGGCAATGCCGTAGAGGATGCTTTGGATAAAATGCAGGCTCCAAAACCGCAACAAGACCCTAACGCAGGACAAGCGCAGGCAGATCAAGCAAAACATCAAGCAGAAATGCAAGCAAAGCAACAAGAAATGCAGTTATCTGCACAACAAGCGCAAGCGGAGCTACAGCAGCAAGGACAAATTGAGCAGATGAAGGCTCAAAACGCGGCGCATCTTGAAGAATTGCGCGCTCAAGCAGATGCGGCAGCAAGTCAGGCTCAAGCGCAAGCAACTATGGCAGTAGAGCAAATGAAGGCTGAATTGAATGCCAAAACAGCTCAGATTCAGATGGAGCATAATGCTGCTATTGAAATGATGCGGCTGCAAAAAGAGCAAGAGTTCGAGAAATGGAAAGTGGAATATCAGGGAGCTTTGCAAATTACGCTTGCTGAAATTAGCGCAAAGAATACAATTAATGCAGAACTAATGAAGGCGGAAGTTAATGCCCCCGCTGAAATAAACAAAGAAATGTAAAGGAGATTAGAATGGTTGCTACAGCAGATCAAATACAAGCGGTAATTGACCCTGACGGGTCTGACCTTGAGCTTAATTTAGTTCGCATGGTTCCTACGTCAGACCCCGCATTTAATGATTGCTATGTGGTTGGAGGTGTTCCACCTTATGCTGGAAAATCTCGCTGGTGCCGTGTTACAACAGCAGGGAATGCCGCAGCCCAAGGTGCTGAAATTATCGCGCAGATGGCAGCATGATACTGGGAAGCAATGAGCACAAGATTCACTGGTTTGATTTCCACGGAAAGATTGTAGGTGATAAAGACGCGGAAGAAGAGTGGTCTCGTGTGGTAAAAATGCACAGAGAGCCTATTAAATCTGCCTCTGTTTATGTAATGCAGTCGTATCAATCACCAGTAACAGGAAAATGGATTGATACCCCGCGCCAGCGCAGGAACGACCTTAAAGCATCAGGGTCTAGACCTTGGGAGGGACGCGATGCGGAAACAAAAGCCGCGCAACAGAGAGAAAAAGACTTTGACAAGATGCTAGATAAGTCTGCTGAAAAGGCAGCAATTGAAGCATGGCAGTCTTTGCCTAGTGAAACAAAACGAAGTTTAGAATCTGCTGGATAGCATTATTTTTGATTGTGTGTTAAGTTAGCACTAGCTCATGCCGTGAGGCAGCAGCAATATGGACTGTTGTGAAATAGACCAATCCTACTTGGAGAATTAAATGGAAGAAAATCTGGACACCCAGAATGATGAAGTTGCACTACCTTCAATGGAAGACACAATCAGTTCAGCATGGGCTGATATTCAATCTCGCGGGGAAGTAGAGCGCGACGGTCAAGGTAAATTTGCGCAAAAAGATACGCAAGAAGTAGCAAAAGACGAAGCCGTAGAAGTTAAAGCTGAGCCACATCAAGAACAGCAGGAAGAACAGCAGGATCATCAAGAAGAATCCCCTCAAATCAAGCCTCCGTCTAGCTGGAAAGCTGAGACAAAGGCTAAATTTTCTTCACTTCCGCCAGATGTTCAGGCAGAAGTTCTAAAGCGCGAAGAAGACAATATTCGCGGCATAAAACAATACAAAGACCAAGCAGAAAAAGCCAGCAGATACGAGGCTGCATTCGCTCCTTATGCTCGGAATTTCGAATCTGCCGGACTTGCGCCAGAAAAAGCAATCGAGGGAATCCTACGCACTGAAAATACCTTGCGCAATGGTTCCCCTGCTCAAAAGGTAGCAGCAGTACAAGACATTATTGCCTCTTACGGCATCAATCCTGAATGGTTTACAAATACCCCGCAGGTTAATCCAGAAGTCGGGCATTTACAAAATCAGTTGCAACAATTCGAGGCTAAACAGGCCGAATTGATGCGACAAATGCAAGAGCAGCAGCAGCAGCGCGAATCGGTGTCGCTAAACAGCGAATTATCGAATTTCGCAAAAGATCATGAGCATTTTGATACTGTGCGTGAACGTATGGCAGACCTTTTACAGGGTGGTGCGGCGAAAACGCTTCAAGAGGCTTATGAAACCGCTATCTGGGCTGATGCAAATATTCGAACTTCGATCATTGCTAAACAGCAAGCAGAAGAACGAGCTAAGGCATCGGAAAAGGCAAAGCAAGCAAAAACAGCCGCCAAGGTGAATGTACCGCGTCGAGGAGTAATCCCCGCGCAACCTTCCGTTGGCACAATGGACGATACGATTCGTGCCGCAGCAAAAGAACTCGGCATGTATTAAAGGAGAATAGATTATGGCATCCCCCGCATCTAGCATTATCACAGCGTGGTCGGAACTTGCTTCCACCACTTACCGCGCACACTCGAAAGAGGTAGCCGACCAAGTAACAAAGCACAATGCACTATTTCGCCGTTTGACCGAAAAAGGCCGCACCCGTGTTGAAGACGGCGGTTTGACCATCGTGCAGCCGCTCGATTACCAAGCGAACTCGACATATCAGCGATACAGCGGCTTTGATGTTCTAAACATTAATGCTGTTGATGTACTGACAAGCGCAGAGTATCCTTGGCGTCAAGTTGCTGTAAACGTGGCAGCGTCTGGTTTGGAATTGCGCACTAACAGCGGTGAAAATCGCATTATCAACTTCACAAAATCCAAAGTTAAGAACGCAATGCGCTCGATGGCTAACGGCTTATCGGTTGATATGTATTCGGACGGTACAGCGGCAAACCAGATTAACGGCCTGCAAGCTCTGATTTCCGATGCAGGTACTGGCACGGTTGGCGGTATTAACTCCACTAACTGGGCATTCTGGAAAAATATCATTCAATCTGCTGCGGCTCCATTGCAAGGCGGCTCCGCTATCACGCCGTCGGCATCTACAATCGAGAGCTTAATGCTCCCAATGTGGCTGAAATTGACCCGTGGTACTGACATGCCTGACATGATCGTAATGTCTGACGACTACTTCACCATGTACGAGCAAAGCCAAACTTCTCTGAAGCGTTATACTTCGGACGAAAACGGGCAGGGCGGTATGATTTCGATGAAGTATAAATCTGCCGATGTGTTCTTTGATACCAGCGGCGGTATTCCTCAATCTCATGCTTATTTCATCAACACCGACTATCTTGAGTGGGTGGTTCATAAATATGCAAACATGACTATGATGGATGAATTGCGCTCTGTTAATCAGGACGCGGTTGTAATTCCAGTTCTTACACAGGGCAACTTGGTTGTTAGCGCCCGATTCCTGCAAGGCGTGATGAAAGCCTAATTGATGGGGGCTTTATGCCCCCTTCTTAAACATATTCAAGGAGAATATTATGACAGTAGCAGCAATTCAATATCCGTATGCGGGTTCGCAAGTTCTTGGCAACTTCTCTTCCTCTATCGAGGTCGCAGATAATGACACAAGCTATAAACCCATTATCCCAGTCGGGACAATTGTAAACTTTAACGATCCTTACTATGGTTCCGGCACAGCGATTCGGTTGTGCGTTCCAAAAAATACCACCGCCATTAAGGTAGGAACCTTGTCAACTTGGGCTGCCGCGACTAACGCGGGATTTGCAAGTAACTATAGTTTCGTAATCCTTCCGGTAACTGCGAACTTGAGCAAACCTGTTGCTGTGGCGATTAACGCAGTTCCTAACAATGCGTCCTTTGCTCAATATGCGTGGTTCGCGCTGTCAGGCACGCTGCCCGTTTGGTCTTTGGCAGCTACAGCAGTAGCCGCTCCGTTGTTTATCTCTGCAACAGCCGGGGCTGCATTTGTAACGCTTACAGCAGGCCGTCAATTGGTTGGTATGTGTCCAGTAGTCGCCGCTACAGGAACGGTTGTTAAAGCAGGTTCCGGTCAATCTGGCGCGTTTACAATTAAAGTTGCGAACACGGACGGCTTGTTTGTTGGGCAGGTAGGCTCGGGCACTGGTGTGGGAACAAATACCATTATCACTGACCTGTCGGCAGATGGAACTACCGTTACAGTAAGTGTTGCGAATTCGGCTAATATCAGCGGAAACGTAACATTCACTAACAACGATGCTACCAACTTCTTCCCTATCGTGCAGTTCAACAATCCGTTTGCACAAGGCAACGTGACCTAATAAGTCAATTACTCCCCCCTCTTCGGAGGGGGTTTTGTAGTGCAGTTTGCTTTCCTAAATGGTAAAATGCACCATAAAACCCAATTGGCTACCCAAAGGAGAAAGAAGATGATTCAAGCAGCTAGAATGCCTTATGTACGTTTTGAGACCGAAGTTGTAACAACTAAGGATAATGACGGGCATAATCAATTTTCTAATAAGATCATGGCGTATATCACTAGCGCAGGATCAAAAGATGAAGTTGTTAAGGTTGCCGATGAATGGATTGCTCAACTTTTGGATAAGGCTCAAACTCGTGGGGCATTTGATTCTGCCGCAAATGAATATACCCAATGGTATGAGCGTTTTTCCAAGTTGTTGCAGAATTACAAAAACGGTCTAGAGTTAGACCATGACGGAACACCAATCCGGGCATCTATGGCTTTTAGTCCCGCGGAAGTAGCGCAATGTGAAAGCGTCAAGATTTTCACACTTGAAGCTCTAGCGACATGCAATGAAGAAGCCATGAGCTTAATGGGGATGGGCGGTCGCGCTCTTAAACAGAAAGCGGCTCAAATACTTGAAGGTAATGTTAATGGCCGCCTTGCGGAAGAAAATTCTGCTTTGAAGGTGAAAATTGAAGAGCTTTCCAAGCGAGTAGAGCAATTATCTGCATTAGTTGTCGAAGAAAAAGAAGTAAAGAAGCGTGGCCGCAAGCCAGCATCCGAGGAATAATCAATGAAAGGGTAGCCAATGTCGCTATTGACGATAGTTCAAAACACATGCGCGAGAATCGGGCTACCCTCACCAAACGCAGTCGCAACAAATACCGATCAGACATATTTACAAATGCTTGCTCTTCTTAATGAAGAGGCAAGTGAATTGGCTACCCGTACAAACTGGCAAGCACTGGCAAGGGAATCCCACTTTGTTACCGTTGCCGCTGAGCAACAAGGACTTATTTCCACAATATGCCCTAACCTTGGGTATGTCCTAAACGACACTATCTGGAATAGAACTATTCGCCGACCAGTGTTCGGCCCATTGGGTGCGCAATATTGGCAGCAACAAAAGGCGATGTTCAATGCTGGGCCGTGGAATCAATACCGCATCAAAGGAAACTCGCTAAACTTCTTCCCCGCTCCCGCCGCTGGTCAAGATTGCTATTTTGAGTATGTGTCTAAAGCAATTGCCACTGATTCTACTGGAGCTGTTGAAAAGACGGCATATACCGCAGATGGCGACCTATCAGTATTAAATGAGGATATTCTTACTTACGGACTAATCTGGCGGTGGAAAGCGGCAAAGGGTTTGGATTTTGGAACAGATTTCCAAAAATATGAACGCCGTGTATTAGATGCAATCGGGAAGGATGCAGCAAAGCCTATTTTAAATATGGGCGAAGCTCGTTATGACATATTCCCTGCTGTAATAATCCCAAGCGGTTCATGGGGCGCTTAAATGAAGCTATCCGCTCAAAATACATCACGCAAAGCGCAGACGGTATCGACCCCCGCACCAATAGGAGGATGGAATACCCGCGACCCATTGCCAGAAATGAAGCCGCTAGATGCGGTAATTCTGGATAATATGTTCTGCTTGCCTTCGGAGTTACAAATACGAAAAGGATATACAGTTTGGTCTTCTGGTATCTCTGGAACAGTTAAGACGATATTCGACTACGACTCGCCAAGTGGAACCGAAAAGATATTTGCCGCTTCCGATAATCTTGGTAATTGTTCAATTTATGATGTGTCGGTGAAAGGTGCTGTAGGGGCGGCTATATTTACGGGGCTGGGTTCGGCAAAATTCAGCCATACGTCATTTACTAATTCCGGCGGCTCTTTCATGTACGCACTGAACGGGGTAGACGTCCCTTTACTATATGATGGAACTACATGGTATCCAATAACAGGGGTTTCCGCTCCGTACGCAATAACTGGGGTGACAACCACAAACTTAATTGATATTTGCTTATTCAAACATCGCCTATGGTTCACTCAAAAAGGAACTATGGCTTGCTGGTATCTTCCTATTGATGCAATAGCAGGTGCGGCAACTAAGTTTGACTTCGGCCCCATATTCAAAAGAGGCGGACATGTTTGCAAAATGGATACATGGACTATTGATGGCGGGTATGGTGTTGATGACTACTTTGTAGTTTTTACCAGCAATGGGGAGGTGGCGATATACAGAGGAACTGACCCAGCAAGCGCCAACACATGGGCATTAACTGGCGTGTTTTATATCGGTAGCCCTACTGTTCAAATCGGCGATCCGGTAGCAAAGACTTGCAAGTATGGCGGCGATTTATTAATCATCTGCAAAGATGGTATTGCGCAAATGAGTAAGTCGCTAATGTCAAGCCGAGTTAGTACCCACTTGCAAATGACGGATAAAATACAGCCAACTCTTGCCAATGACACGACAACATACATGGGGAATATCGGCTGGGATTTACTCCTCTATCCACCCCAGAATATGTTGCTAGTAAATATTCCAATTAGCTCAACGCAGAGCTATCAGTATGTAATGAACACAATTAGTGGGGCTTGGTCTAGATGGACTGGGTTGCCTGCAACTTGCTGGTATTTCGCCAATGAGAACTTGTATGCCGGAGGAGTTGGAGGCGTTTATAAGGCGTGGGACACTCAAGCAGATAATGGCGCTGATATAACCGCAACAATCCTTCCGGCTTATCAAAAATTCGGCAATTCCAGCATGTTGAAGAAGTGGAACATGGCGCGCGTGATGCTTGGTATTTCAAGTACAACAAATTATGGCTTCACCCTTCAAACTGATTTTAATAAAGATATTCAGGCATTCAATATGCCTGCATCGACACCATCAAATATTGGTATTTGGGGCGTATCAAAATGGGGAGATGGGTCTGTTTGGGGCGGAACAATTTACACTGAACGAAAATGGTCATCCGTTTATGGAATGGGATATTGGGGAAGTTTGCAGGTTCAAATAAGAACAAATCAATCTGATACCCGAATGTATTCCATTGATTACAACCTTGAGCAATCTATTGGTCTTTTCTGATGAAAATGTACGCAGATTATTTGAATGAAAGAACTGGAACATCACTGCTACAGCTTGAGCATGGATTCGCCACGTTTAAAAAACTAGACGCAGACACTTATTATCTGATTGATATTTATGTTGAGCCTGAATTTCGGAGAAAACGCATTGCTTCTGAACTTAGCCAAAGAGTTTGCGAAATTGCCAAGGCTGACGGGGCTAAAAAGCTAATAGGAAGCGTGGACATTTCTACTAATGGAGTAACGGAATCAATGAAGGCCATTCTAGCGGACGGTTTCAGATTTTCACATGCTCAAGGGAATGGAATTTATTTCGTGAAAGATATTATTTGATGATATTATTTGCTGGTGAGTGGCTACCCACTAGCTTTTAAATTTAGGAGTTAGACATGGGTGCGGTTCAAACTTGGACAAATAATACTAGTGCGAAATTAGGCACTGCGGGTACGACTGGCGGTGGCGTGGGCGGGGCTCAAGGTGGAACGTTCATAGACCAATGGGGCAATGCACTCAGCGACAAATTAGGAACAACCGGTGCTTCTGGCGGAGGTCTTGGAGGATCAAATCCTAGTTGGTCTAGTGGCGGAGGAAGCGGAGCTGGCGGAGCTGGAGGAGCTGGAGGTGGATCAGGTGGTGTTGGATATTCGAACCTTCTTGACGCCGCGAACGCTACTGCCGCAGGGAATCTAGCCGCTGCAAAGGCTGCTACATTAGCAAATCGCTCAAATGTAGCTGGCCCAACAGGTCAATCAACATGGGTACAAGACCCAACAACTGGCCAATGGACGCAATCTAATTCATTATCTGCGCCGCTTCAAGGAATGGCGAATACTGCGCAAGGGAATCTTGCGTCATCAATTAATACTCCGCTTTCTGTAGGGAATCTAAAATCATCTGCTGGCGACCCCAATCTGCTAAATCAGCAGGTAACAGATGCGCTATATAAACAGCAAACACAATATCTTGACCCTCAATTCCAACAGTCGCAAGCTGCAATGGAATCTCAGTTAGCAAATCAAGGAATTACTAGAGGCTCAGAGGCTTACAATACAGCAATGAACAATGCTGCGCTTCAAAAGCAGCAGGCATACGGCAATGCAAGAGACTCTGCTATTGGGCAAGGAGTTGGGGCAGCTCAAGGCATGTTCGGCATGAACTTGCAGAATGCACAACTTAACAATCAATCTGCACAGCAAGGGCTTCAAGGCAACATGGCTATCCAGAATCAATACGGCAATCAATTGCAGGGATTGTACGGGATGGGGCCGCAAGGTACTAGCTACAATCAACAATCCGTTGCAGGGGCTGATATTTTGGGTGCTGCAAATGCTAACAATGCCAACTCTCTTGCATCTAATAATGCTGCTCTCGCCGCGCAAACTGGGAACAATCAAGCGGCCGCCGGACTTGTTGGCAGCATCATTAAAGCATTCTCAGATAAGCGACTTAAAACTAATATTGTTAAAATTGGACAATATGCAAACGGGCTTACAAAATACTCATGGGATTATGTTTGGGGAGAAAGCGCGGAAGGCGTTATGGCTGATGAGGTTGAAGCTATTATTTCTGATGCCGTATCCACTCACTGGACAGGCTTCAAGATGGTTAATTATTCTATGCTGGGGGCTTAAATGTCTATTGATTACGGAGCGAAAGTTAAACAAACCGAAGAGCAATACAATCAGAAAATACTAGGGCTTGAGCAGCAACAAAAACTAGCCCAGCAGTTACTAGCTCAAGGCGCATCACAACAAGGGCAGATGGTATCAGGCCATTATGTTCCCCCCTCAAATATGAGCTATTTGGCCGATATTGTTCGACAAGGTATCGGCGCTTACAAGTCGAACAAAGCAGAAAAAGCACTGGAAGAGGCAAGGGATGGCAAAAAATCTGCAATCTCAGATATTGCAAATCAAAGGCAGCAAGCAACGGCAGATGCTTTGCGATCTTACAGTCGGGCTTCAAATGGATACAGTCAGCCGCAATTCCAGCCTTCCGAGCAATCTATTGCGCAGCAAACAATGCCAGCGCCAAGCGATGCGGAAATGCTTAATCAAATGCGCGGAGGCGGTGCGCCAGTTAATCAATCTCCGGCACAAAGTATCTCTTCCCCATCACAGGCAGGTTCAACTTTCATCCCGCCCAATCGTGATGCTCAAAATTCAGCATTGATGAATTTGGCTCAACTCGATCCTACTCAGGCCGCTTTAGCTATTCAGCTACGAAATATGGGCATGACAGAGGATGAAAAGAAACTAGCAAGAGAGCAGCAGCAATCTCAAGTTGAGCAGCATAAAGCCGAATTTAATCAAAATAAGGAATTCCAGAATAAGCAGCTCGCGCAAGCAATGCAGATTGCGCAAATGCAAAATCAAGCTCCTAGCTGGCAGGTTCAAAAAACAGACAATGGATTCGTTCAGGTTAATCCAAAGACTGGAGAAGTTCGTAACCTTGGGATTAATTCGGCTACTGGAAAGCCTTCTGATGCCAACCAACACATTGCAGACGCAAAAGAAAGCAATGCGCTGCTAGACCAAGTTGAAAAAGTCGGGCCAACAGCTACCGGAAGCGGCATAGGTTCAGCTAGAGACTATCTAGGCAGAATGGTTGGAGTAAGTACGGAAGGCTCTCAGGGAGCAAGCCAGCTAGGTGTTCTAGGCGCATCACTAACCGCAAAAGTCCCTAAAATGTCTGGCCCTCAATCTGACAAAGATGTCGCCATGTACAAAGCCGCAGCGGGTAACATTGCCGACCCTAACGTACCATGGGCAAACAAGCAGGCCGCAATTAAGATGATTCGGGAAATTAATAATCGCCAGCTTGGATATGGTAATTCCGCAGTATCTGCTGCAATCAATAATTCTTCCGCTCCACAACCTAGCGGAGTTATTGACTTCGGGAGTTTGAAATAATGGACGTTCGCTTACCAGATGGCACGATAATTAAAGGCGTTCCAGATGGAATGACTAAATCCGACCTCATGACTAAATTACAGTCTAATGGTTATGATATGTCTAAGCTTAATCCGCAACAGCAAGCTAATCCTACAGAGCAACATTCGACACTTTCAGATATTGGACTAGGCGCTTTGTCTGGCGCTTCCAACATTGGCGCAACATTACTATCTCCGCTGGATAAACTTGGTCTAACAGGTAAAACACCAGAAGAAAGACGCGCCCAACTTGAGCAATTCTTCAAGCAAAATGCAGATACGGGGTCGCTTGCATTTAAGGGAGGCGAGTTAGGAACTGAAATTGCCGGAACTGCTGGTGTTGGAGGGGCTATTGCTAAGCCTTTAGGAATGGTAGCCCCGCGTCTTGCGCAAGCCGTTCGCACAGCTGGGTTTGACGTTGGCGCTCCTGCTGAAACTATTGCGGGGAAGATGGGAAATGCCGCGTTGCGAGTTGGAGGCGGTGCGGCAACTGGTGCGGCAAGCTCATCATTAATAGACCCAAATAACGCAGAAACTGGCGCTGTAGCTGGTGGCGCATTTGGGGCGTTATCTCCGGTAATTGGCAAGGCCGTATCGTCTGCCGTTCGCAAGTTTTCCACGCCAACAGCGGCAGAATCTGGCGCTGCTCTTGCTGGTGCAACTGACGATGCCGTAAAAAGTGTTGCGGCAGATATCGGAGTTCATCCAAGCGAGTTGCCTTCAGATACTGTTAATTTCATCTCTCAAGAGGCTAAAAAAGCATTTGAGCAGGGAAATGTAACAGATGCGGCGGCATTGCTTAGAAAGCGCGATTTTGAATCACTTGGTATTAATCCACTCACCGCTCAACTAACTAGAGACCCGACAGCGTATGCAAACGAGCTTAATTTACGAGGAGTGAATAGCGATATTGCGAATCGCTTAAATGAGCAAAATAGAAGTCTTCACGAAATATTCGGAAATCCTGCTGCAAATGCAAGCGAGGCCGGAATTGCGTCTAATGATTTAGCGTCTGCATTAAAAAGATTTCAGGATAAGCAAAAGTCGTCAATTGGCGATCTTTACTCACAAGCTAGAAGCTCAGAAGGTAGGGCGGCAAATGTTGACGTTAAAGGATTTAGCGACGCGGCCAATTCGGCGCTAGACGAACAAATGCTAGGACGGTTTTTGCCTGAACAGGCTAGGGGTCTATTGAATGACATTAGCTCTGGCAAAATACCGTTAAACGTAAATAATCTAGTTCAAGTAGATTCGGTATTGTCTCAAGCGCAGAGAGGTTCTGATGCCGCTGGACAGAAGGCCATAGGCGTAGTTCGCGATGCCTTAAATAATGCACAAATAGAAAGCACCGCAGGCGTTGAAGCTAAAAATGCTTTTGATGTTGCAAGAACTGCCGCACGTGAAAACTTTAAATTGCAGGAATCTATCCCCGCATTAAAGAACGCTATTGAAAATAACGAAGTTGGAAGCGATTTTGCCAAAAAGTTTATTATTAATGACAAGAACGCAAATAATGTAAAGCGCCTTGCTGAATTGCTTAAGAACGAATCGCCGGATGCGTTCAATCAGGCTAAATCGCAATTAGCGGACGATATAAAGCGATCGGCATTTGGTGAAAATGCAGATATTGGCGGCGCGATTTCGCCGGATAGACTCGCAAAGAAGTTGCGCGAATTGGGCACAGAAAAAATGTCTGCATTCTTTACGCCGGAAGAGATAGCGAAGTATCAAACAGCTTCAAGAGTTGCTGCTTACATTGCAAAGCATCCAAATGCCGCGCCAGTAAATACTTCCAATACTCTGGTTGCTCAATTAATGGCCTCTCCGTCTGGTCAGATAGCAGGGAAAGCGGCTGAATTTATTCCCCTAAAGGGCGCGGCTGTTGGTGCTGCTAAGGCTGCAACTAGCGCAGTAAAAAATCAAATGGCTGCTATTGCTGCGCTGAAAGCCGAAATTCCACTTTCCAAACTTGAACTCTCTGAAAGCCAGAGGAAATTGCTTGCTAAGATTATGGGCGGAATTGGTGCGGCGGGTTCTGCTGAACTCGCCAATTAACGCCACAAAATAGCAAACGAATAGATAATTAATCATTGTAGAATTATAGCAATACCGGAGGATATATGGCATTTAATGGAAGCGGAACTTTCAATCTACCAGCGGGGAACCCGGTAGTGGCTGGAACTGCAATTGACCCCACAGTTCATAACAATACGATGTCGGAAATTTCTATTGCTCTATCCGATTGTATTACCAGAGATGGGCAAAGCCCAGCCGTTGCAAATATCCCAATGGGGGGGTTCAAGCATACAGGATTGGGCGCGGGGGCGGCTGATGGAGAGTCTGTACGATATGAGCAACTTAGGAATATTGCTGGATATTCGACAACCGCAACGGCTGCGGGAACAACAACTCTCACATCCCTGTCTACATATAGTCAATTCTTTACCGGAATTACCACCCAGACTTGTGTTTTACCAAACGCAACAACGTTGGAGGTAGGGCGAGCATTTCAAATCTGCAACAACTCAACGGGGGCGGTATCTGTTCAAGCAAATGGCGGCGGCGCTATAGTAACAGTCCCTGCGATGACAAACGTACTGGTTACATGCACGGCAATTGGTACCGCTGCGGGTACTTGGCACGCTGATATTACGTCAACTGATGCGGCGTCAGGAACTTTTACGATGACCACGTTGGGGATGAACCCAGAACAAACGGGGACGGCATCATACCGGATTATTAATGGCATATGTCACCTGACAATTCCAACACTTAGCGGAACATCAAATCAGTTGTATTTTACATTGACAGGTTTACCCGCTGCGTGCCAATCAACGATTGCGCCCCGTTTCCCACTTATCCAATGTACGGACAATGGCGCTACTGTTAGCAATATTACGGGGCATCTTTCCACAAGCACGATCATTTTGGAAAAAACTTTATTCACCCAAAACTCTTGGACTAATTCCGGTGCCAAGGCTGTTTATAACCAATGCGTAACATATCCATTATTATGATTAATTTTAAATTAACTAACGATGTATCCATAGTCCATGGCTCTGACGGGCGCGCATATTCTGTTTCTCACCCAGACTATATATCGTGGATGGCGGCGGGTGGTGTTCCATTGCCTGCCGACCCAATTTCGCCCAACGCGGCAATACTTTCGCAGATCGCCACACTTGAAGGCAGTATTACACCGCGCAGACATCGCGATGCGTTGCTAACACTCGCTGGGAAGACATGGCTTACGGGCGTTGATGCGCAAATTTCCGTATTGCGGGCAACTTTGGTATGACTGCTGCAATTAATATTCCTTTCCTACACTCTAACTTTATTAACCATGGGAATATTTTAATACCGCATGAGAAAACCAATAATTTTAGATAAATGATAAAGATGCCAGAAAAAGAACTCCAAAATGTCGCTGCTAATCAAGAATGGATAACTCAAATACTTCCATTCTGTTTAGCCGTCGGGTTATCTTGTATCGGTGGGATTGTTAATTATCTACATAGAATTGACAGATCAGGAATAGCTTTCAGTATAATTAGGCTAATAATTGAAGTAATAACAAGCGGATTCGTCGGCATCGTTGCTTTCTTAGTATGCGATGCCGCAGGACTTGGATGGGCTGCAACCGGAGCGGTTACAGCTATTTCAGGCCACATGGGAACAAGAGCCTTGTTCATTGTGGAAAATGCGGCTAGTTCAGCCTTAAATCAATTTATTAAAAGGAGTATCGAAAATGGCGAAATGTCCAGCAATGCCAAAGACCCCAATGAGCGGTAAGAAACCGTCCATGCCGCCCGTAAAGAAGAAATGATCTCAAAGGCTGAATACATCGGAACATATAATAAGTGTTCCGATCTTACCCCCGTCATTTTGGCAAATATTGACAAACTATTAACCACGGTTAATAAGTTCATTCAAGCTGCACAAAAGGACGGGGTTATACCAATGATTAACCCTGCAACCAAGAGTCAAGTAGGCGGAGAGTTAAACGGTGGGTTTAGGCCGCAATCTTGCACTATTGGTGCTCCAATGTCTGCGCATAAGCTCGGCATGGCGTGTGATATTTACGACCCTACTGGCGCTTATGATAAGTGGGCAAATGATCCTAAAAATTTAAAGTTCATCCAAGATAACGGAATGTATTTTGAAGCGTCAAAATTTACTATAGGATGGTGCCACATAAGCACAAAATCTCCAGCAAGCGGCAGACGATTCTTTATTCCTTAAATGAAAAATATGAAAAACTTTCTAATAAACATTTTTACGAGCGCAGACAATTCGACATTTTCAATGTCTAAACTAATTGGGTTTTTTGGCGGTTTTTCAATGATAGCTCAGTTCATCCGTGTTAGCTCGGTTGACTTTCAGGGTTTCGCAATTGGCCTCGCGGCATTAATTGGGGCTTTTGCGCTTAAATCCGCAACAGATGCAAAATGAATACATTAGAACTTATTAAGCAATACGCCAATTTACTCGTCGGTGCAATCGTTGTTTCACTGGCGGTGTATGGCGCATGGTGGTGGCATCATGACGGGTATCTGAAAGGTGTAGCGGAAGTTCAGGGGAAGTTCGATGCGTATCAATCGAACATCGAGCAACAGAGATTAAAGCAACAGGCCGATATTGATAAATTCAACCGTCAACAGGAACTAAAAAATGCGAATGCTAAAGCTGCTTATGATCGTGATATTGGGATTCTTACTGCAAGGCTGCGAAACTTTAAGCCTGTGCTATGCGGGAACGGAAAGATTGCCTTGCCAGTGGATGCACACACCTCCGCCAGTGATTCTAAAGCCACAAATCCCCCCGGAACTGTTGAAGCCGCTACGTTCGCAGCAGGAACTAAATCACTGGCTGACTATTACACCGAATCAATAATGGATTTACACCAATGCAACAAACTAATAGAGTACGTCAAAGCTCTATAGTCTGCCGCTGGTGTGGCTATCCAGTATATTCTAGACGGTGTGGGGTATGCGGAGGAAGTAACTTATCGCGCTTTAAGTTGGCGTTTAAGTCTATGAAAAAGTCGCACCGACCCTGATTAAGCCTTGGCTCGTACTCACCGTCCAGCTTTGTAGTCGGTGAATATCTGCCGCATTGTAGATGGCTTGGGCAGTCAATATTTAGGCACGGCAGGCTCAATCAACCATCCCCACCGGATTTTTCACCTGCTTAATTCCGTTGAATAGATAGCTTTCACATTTCCCATCTTCGCTAGGAGTACCGTCACGACAGTATTTGCGGAAGCTGTTAGGTTCTGCCGTGTATCGGTTGCAGGATTGTGCGCTAGGGCAGTTATGATTTTGGCATAGTTCAATATCGGACATTATTTCGCTCCTTTCAGTTTGCGGATTGCCATGCTTATTCCATGCTGAGGAAATTCCATATTGTCAACATCGAACTGGTACGCTAATCGTGCCGCCTTCTCATAAGCCTCATCCCGCACTTGCTGATCGTGCGCTTCAATCCAGTCAGACGATGATTGAGAAAGAATTGATTCCGAATAATCACGTTCAGAATCTGTCCAGTTTTCAATCAGTCCGTTAGCCCATGCTGCGTAGTGTCGCAACATCTCCACCTGAGCTTGCAGCTTTTCTATCTCCGCCAATAGTTCAGGTTCGCGGGAGATTATTGGTGTGCGATACAGCGCAAAACTATCGCCATTTGGCGCATAGTTCGGGAAGTCGGACTTTGGAAAGTAATCGCATTCGTCTGAGCATTCACTTTGATTCCACCATCCATGAGGCTCTTGCTCCTGACTAGCCTTGATGCGCGCTAGTGCCTCATCCAACTTAGCTTGTGTGCTACGGTGGCGCATTTCTTCCTCGCCTCTCGCGTTGCTTTCGCTGATTGCGGAATTACTCGCTGCTGCGAGTTGGTCTTGTAGCTTCGCAAGCTGCAATGCAAGTCTGTCGTAGTCTTCCATCTTGTCTAAACTGTTCATTTAAAAACCTCCGTGGTAAGATCATCAACACCCCCCCCAATCTCCTCGTATAGATAATCAGGAAGTTTTTTATCCGCCATCATCCCCGCAGCTTCAAGTGCCGATAGCAATTTGATGATTCGCAACGCTAGTTCTTTATCCATTATTCCACCCAATCAAAAACTCCAAACCACAAACAGCCGCCAATGCGCCAGCCCAGCTAACTGAGCAATACTTCGCTAAAAACTCAAGCAGCGCAGCAAGCCATATTTCGCTCCGTGTCATAACGAGCACCATGCAATAACAGCCGGATGAATCTCTGTTGCGATGAAATACAGTACCGAGATATTGAATAAGCTCATTTCACACTCTCCCGAAGGTCACGCGCCATATTTAGCAGGTCTCCCTTGTCTACTACCCCTTCGCCAAACGAATGAAGCGTTGCGGCCTCTTCCAGCGCTTCGGCTTGAACGATTGCGACAAATTTACAATAGAGCTTAAAGTCTGGGTCATCTATACATTCATCAACAGCAGGCGCAACCTCGCCGTCTCTGAGCAGATGCGCATTCGCCAACCGAACTGTCTTTTCCTGAATTGTCTCAGCCATTTTTATCTCCCGTTTGTTGATGTGCGAATCCTAAACCAGCATCGCACCAATTCAATAATAAGTAATTTCAATACTACATCGCTTGAGTATGAACAATTGCGCCGCGCCCCAAAACTACAGGCTTCGGAGCCGCCCAAATATCCCAAAGAGGATTTACTCCGGGAATACTCTTCGGCTTACTTTCGCGCTTTGGCGTGAATTTCGGAGGCTTTGCTTTAACCGATACCTCGCTGATTACTTCCATCACAACAAACGATGCTGGCTGCGTTCCGGCACGATTCATTGCTTTTCTTCTCTCTTTCAGCTTTTTGAGTACCTTTTTGCGCGCAAGGAAGTCGCAAGCATTGCTGAATTGCACCGCCGTGAAGTCCGGCAAATCCAGCCCTGTAAAACGCCATCCAACAGGCTTAGTCTGAACGTACTTGATGAGCTTGTCGGATGCACAACCTGATATTACTTCGACGACTATCATAGCCACATCATCCGTTTGTAAATTTCACGGGTACGGCGAACATCATCTTCGCAATAGGTGATTACCTTTTGTCTATCGCCATTAACCCATTCATCGTTGACCATAGAACCGTCAAAATCGCCCTTGCCTTCAATCCCAAACGCTCTGCATAGCTTATCCATGCTTGTGCGTTTTTGGCTATCTGTAGACCACATAAGCATAGTATCAGCAATGCAATTATCCCAAGGCTTCGCGCTCATTGCTTTGAGAATGTCGGGAGGAGGCTTAATGCCCAAAATCATACTGCGATGCTTCAAAAATGGGAGGTCAAAACCTAGGATATTTTGGCCGCAAAATTGCACCTGTTGTGATGCGCTTCCGCCGTGACATTCAACTTTTACAGCTTGGCGGATTGCGTCATAAAATCGCAGGATTGCGATAGTCTCAGTATCTGAATCCAGAGTTGATTGTATTTCGCCGTCATCAACTTGCCATGAAATACAAGCTACTGATCCGTATAGACCATCTAGTCCAGTTTTAGCGATCATATCAGCGAGTGCTGATTCTTGATTTTCAGCCATCCATGCGGCTATTGTCTCCGGCTTCTTGTGTGTTTGTGGCGGCTTGATCGTTGACCGCAATTGATCAATTACCTCATCGTTTGTGATTTGGAGCGTCTCAATATCAAATGTAATTATCATTGTATTCCCCTTTGAATTAGTGGGCGGCCTAAACCGCCCGCATTTGTTGTTAGAATGCTACATCATCATCAAATGGGTCTTGTTTTGATGGTTCTGCGTCTGGATTAATCCCGATTTTCTGTTTCCACTCAGGGGATTTTTTGATCGTCTCTTTTAAATAGTCATAGAACGTATCAAACATATCCATATCAGGACTGTCTAAATCAAAAATCCGGTTTTTATGTACTGGCGCTGGTTTGGAATTTTTCAATGCGCTGGGCAATGGCGACAATCCGCTAATGTTTGCGCGGGTTTTACCTTGCGCATTAGTTTTGTGCGTCACATTAACCATTGCATAAGCGCCGATTAATTTAGATACATCGAAGCCTTTTGCTTCTTCTTCTGTAAAGTCTTTTCCACGCCATGCTGCAAGTTCTTTTCGAAGATTTGCTTTTTCATGCAAACTTACTGTGTAATCCTTAGTGATGGTTAGCGGCATTTCTTTACCGTCAACCTCAATTGTTAGCGGATTACCGTCTTCGTCATCGCCAAATAACTCGAATCCGATCTTGATCTTGTGGTCAGATTTTCCTGCATACATACCAGTTTCATTGGTTTGTGTTCCAAGGTCAATCAGCTCATAACAGCGTCCAATAAATACGCCTGCTGGCACTGTTTTAAATCCGCTACCACCTGTATCGGTTGCAATAAAAGCCATGTTAATACTCCTTTAAGTTTAAGTGCGAATCAGTCACACAAGCTGTTAGCGCCGTATCCCGCGCATCGGATTCTATTTGTTGCTCAAATTCCCACGCTTCCGATAAATCTAATCCAGACTCGTTTTCCTGATCTTGTTGCTCTTGATATTGTTCTGCCATTCGGCTCAATTTTGTTTCCCCTTATTGGTTTAGCTACTAAATTTAAAGAATGCCTTTTTTATAATTTATCTTTGAGTGCTTTAGTTGATGTTGCAAATCTGGTTTTTTTGGTATATCTAAATTAACTAGAATCCCCTTTCTACCTTTTTCGTACTTTGTGCCAAAAAAATAAATAAATTTTGATTCAATTTCTAACGCTTCAGATTCTGTAAGCCCATCTTTTATGATGTAAACAATGTCATCGGGTAGGAAATTTTTGCTTTTAAGCTGCTTTAAAATTGCACCGTGCCCCTGATTTCTATTTAAATCAAAAGCTCGGCTTCCAGTACCTTTCCCAACATAAAAAGGGATTCCATTTAGCTCAAATGGAACACTATCATTTGCAAATGATATTTTTTTACGTCCCGGCGTGACATGAAAATAAACGTAATACTTTTTCTTTTCATCGCCTGAAAATAGACTAGACCAGTCTTGCATTAACAAATCAGTCAAATATGAAAGCCATTTTTCATTAAACTTGTCATGCGATTTTGGACGGTTAGCAAAAAATTTTGAATTGTTTTTTTCAAAATTCTTCAACTCTAAACATACGTCTATTGAATCTTCTATTCTTGACTGTCTTTCCCGTAGAATAGATATTGAAATAGACTTTAATGCCTCGTCAGGCAGCTTGCTCAAATCCATCTTAAGCAACGCTAAAAATGCTGGTAGCTTATCCTTGTTCATAATTCGCCAAATAAAAAGGCTTCACCTGCTGACTCCCTTTCGGGTTGGACGAACGGTCAGTAACCGCCAGTCAGCATGTGAAGCCTTACTGTTTAATCTCGTCCAAGAGATAGCCGAATCATACCAAAACTAGCCGCGATTGCAAGAGGAATTCGGGTCTTTTGTATGCGTCATGCAGCCTCAACCTTAATACGAATAGGCGCTTCCGTCTCGCCCTGTAGCGAAATTCTAAGCGCTTCGAGTATGTCGTGCGCAATGGGGTGGAATCGGTGATGTGTTCCATCGCGGCTAGTGAATGTTACTAAATATGATCTCATATCATCTCCCAATCTTGCGCAATGAACCATCGGAAGCGCGGATATAGTAAGTACCTGAGCGATGGATAATCTCGCATGGAGTTAATCCTGCATTGGTAATTATTTTCAGCGCCCATTGAAACTTCTTTTTTTCTAACCACTTTTTCATCGTTCATTCTCCTCGGTCTGGCGAATTAATCGCCATCGGTTTTGCGTTGTGATTTTCAACAATACGGCGAGCATCTTTCAGTATGTCGATAATGCGCTGCAAGCTGCGATTTTGATAACTATGCAAGTTATCTTGATGCTCGCGCATTGGCTCGCCTCTTCCGCGATTGTGTATAAATGCACCTACTGGATGCGACATTTTATTTCTTCACCAACGGCAAGTTATACAGCCGAACGTCCGTCGCGGCATCAAGCGCGGGGATGGCGGTGACCAACGGCAAGTTATCCAGCCGAACGACCGTCGCGGCATCAAGCGCGGGGATGGCGGTGACCAACGGCAAGTTATCCAGCCAAACGTCCGTCGCGGCATCAAGCGCGGGGATGGCGGTGACCAACGGCAAGTTATACAGCCAAACGACCGTCGCGGCATCAAGCGCGGGGATGGCGGTGACCAACGGCAAGTTATACAGCCGAACGACCGTCGCGGCATCAAGCGCGGGGATGGCGGTAATTTCTTTTTCATGCGAAATTTCCACTTTCAGCGCCGCTTTAAAAAACGGCATCGCAAATTCCATATTTGCAAATATTTTTCCGTCGATCTTAATCAATTTATTTCTCCTTTGTTAAAATTTGTTCGGTTTACCGCAGCGCCGAGCCGCTGGATAAACGCTACGCACTACACCTGCAATGCGTCTCGCTCGGTTTACTGCTGATAACTGTAAATCAGCAGTAAGTTGGCGGCTGGGCTTGATACCAGCTAACGTAGCTTATTCCGTTTCGGCAAGCTTACTCCGGGGCCATCTTGCGTTACTTTCGTTGCGTTTCCTTCAACGCCGCGCCAATTTACTGCTGACTTCTATTTGTTAGGTGCTGGCGGCGATATTAACGACCTTCGATCTTACCTAATGGAACGGTCAAGCATTCGACCAGCATTTGCAGCAACAACACAAACCGTCTTGCAAGTTACGTTCTACCTTGTTGCATTCGCGCCCCTTGCGGCTTACCTAAGTTCCACGCTACAGCCACGCACTAGCTACAACATTGCCGTGTGGCAGGGTTTTGTTTCACTCTCCAACTTCCCGCTATTGCGTTTTGTTTCGGAGTGGTTGCCATTCTACACATATTTTATTTTCATGCAAGGGGTTTGGCAAGCGGTTGCGAAATTATTTTATGTATGTATAATCATCGGCAGAAATCAAACGAGGTGAACATGAAGAAAAAAGACGAAATAAAAGCAGCAAAGGCGAAGCGCGCAAAGATTTTAAGGTTGCGCAAAAAGCACACATTGCAGGAGCTTGCCGATATGTTTGGCGGCGTATCCACTGCGCGAATTTCTCAACAGTTGAAGCAGGCTGAAAAGGAAGCCGGATTGACTGGTTAGCCGCCCACCATTTACATATTGACCGGATGTTATGTTTTCGGTTAATGTTCAGCCTGTCGGAGCTAACGATTCCGGCAAGTCAATCAAAGGATTCAAATTGCAAACAATCAGCTTTTTTCAGTCTGGCGAAGTAGATTCGCACCCTTGCCTTTGGGTTAGTGCGAATCTGTGCGGGTCGTTCCTGCGCCGCCAGACTGAAAGGAGTTGATATGATGCAAAATCCAAAATTCGCAACAGCACTTAGAGTTTCAAAGCTAATCCCATTGGTGCAGCAGCAATACAAGCGCGAGGCTATTTTATCGCTTTGCGCCGAATTGAAAAAGGCTATTGCAAGTTAAAGTATTATTAGTATAATCAACCTGTCAGCGTAATGACCTGACAGCCAAACTCGGAGTGTCAAATGCCAAATATTAGTTTTCTTTGTGGTGCAGTAAGGGTTAAACGCCCATGCTCCGTGTCGGCTTTTAATCCGCTGGATTCATTACCCAGCCTGCACCACAAAGAGAATTGACATGCACCGCGGATATTTTAAGGTATGGAGAAAAATAGAGGATTCTGGCCTGTATCAAATGCCAAATACTTTGGCTATGTTTATGTTTCTTCTTTCTAAGGCAATGCACAAAGATTGCAGGGTAGGAACTTCTGCCGGAATAGTTGAATTAAAAAGAGGTCAATATATCTCTGGGAGGGCTCAACTTTCGGCAGATTTGAAGCAAACAGAAAGAGAAATTCGAACTTCCTTGTCTCGATTGATAGAATTGCAAATAATCGACCAGCAAACGACCAGCAGATATAGCATATATACCATTGTAAACTATGATAAATATCAAGATTGCGACCAGAAAACGACCAGCACATCGACCAGCAAACGACCAGCAAACGACCAGCAAACGACCACTAAAGAAAGAATTAAAGAATTAAAGAATGATAATAACTCTTCGGCATCTGGCGATGCCGGGATAATTTACTCTCAATCATTTTTAACTTTTTGGAGTATGTATCCGAACAAAAAAAACAAGGGTGCGGCTTTTAGGGCATTCAAAAAAATAAAACCAACAGAGTATCCGGCGATTAAGTCTGGATTGATAGCGGCAAAAGAATCACCGGAATGGATTAAAGATAACGGTCAATTTATTCCACATCCTTCAAGTTGGCTTAACGCTAGAGGATGGGAGGATGAAATTACAGAGTCAAAAAATACAATTTTCAACCTTGAAGAATTCATGAGGGGTAAATAATGGCGAATCTAGACAATTTACTCTCTAGGTTGCATAAAGTTCAAAAGCGCGGAAAGGATTACATGGCGTGTTGCAGTGCGCATGATGATAGATCGCCAAGCCTGACAATTTCGGAAAAGGATGACGGAAGGATTTTAATTCACTGCTTTGGCGGATGCTCTGCCGATGAGGTTCTTTCCGCTATCGGTTTGGAAATGAAAGATTTGATGCCTGAGAATGTCGGGTATATCAAAAAAAAGGGTGAAAGAAGGCCGTTTAATGCGATGGATGTACTTTGCGCTGTTAGGTCGGATTTAACTTACGCGCTTATGGTGGCGAAAGACATTCAGCGGGGTAAACGATTAACGCCTGATGAGACTTTAGACTTTGCGCGCGTTATAGGCCGAATTACGATGGCTGTACAGCTATCTGGGGGAGGAAAATGAGTAGCAGGGAGGAAAAAGGGAAAGAGCAGCTAGAAAGTGCCATTTTGAGCTTTTCTAACATGGTTCCAGATTCGATTGATTTAAGCGCATTCATGGATGAAGAAAATATCCACCGGATTAAAAAGGCGAGCGCATATCGTGAAAAGCTACTTGAACTTATTGAAACAGGCGGAGAGCGTGGACATTCGATGCCGTGGGAGTCATTTGGTCGTAATTTTGAGTTTAGGGAATCAGAATTGACCGTATGGGCTGGATACAAGGGTCATGGAAAGTCTTTGGTAATTTCGCAAGTATTCGAGAAGTTCATTACTGACGGAAAAAAGGCTTTCATTATTTCACCGGAATTTCCCCCTCATCGTGTTTTACATCGGATGTTGATTCAATCATTCGGGGTGCGTAATCAGTCTAGAAATTTGGCTAATGAGTTTCTAGACGCAATCAATGACCAACTGTGGCTATATGACCAGCAATCTAGCCTAAAGCCTAATGAAGTACCTGCGCTGTGCCGTTACGCTGTCGATAAGCTGGGCGTTGACCACGTTTTAATTGATAGCCTGATGAAGTGCGGAATAGCGCCTGACGATTACGCTAGACAGAAGCATCTAGTTGATGCTGTCCAGCAAGTCGCGCATCGTTCAAAATCGCATATTCATCTTGTCGCGCACATGCGTAAAGGTAATTCAGACAATGCAATTGGCGGTCTACATGATGTTAAGGGCGGAAGTGAAATAGCAGACATGGCTGAGAATGTGATTATTGTCTGGCGCAACAAGGAAAAAGAGCAAGGGGGCGGGAAGCAGGAAGAGCCGGATTGCATA